ACAGAGCACTGTTGGTGACCGTGTACATCAACAGGCTCCAAATGGCACAAGCACCGCGGACAACGGCCCGAATCTAACGCTTTCTTTATAGGACCGTCTTCTACTTTCCCAGAGTAAACCATTCTTTTAACTCCTCACCCAGAACCGTATTAGCTATGTTCTGCTTATTCTGAAGAGCCGTCAAGATTTTCTCATCAACTGTTTTAGGGCTTACTAAGTCGATATAAGTCACATTACTCTTCTGCCCGATACGGTGAGCACGGTCTTCAGATTGTAGTCTTATTTCAAGGTCATAGTTATTTGAATAGTATATGACAGTGTTTGCTTCTGTCAGGGTGATACCGAAGCCGCCTGTACGGCTATTGCCAACAAAGAAGCGGAGCGCGGACGACGGATCTTGGAACTCCTCAACGATTCGCTGTCTATCTTCCTGTGCGGTGGCGCCGTAAAACCCTGCGTAACTGTCTGCACCATATTCTTTGTGAAGCATTTCACAAATTTTCTCAATATCGTGAACAAATGAGGCCCAAATGATGACTTTTCCGTCTGTTTCTTCACAAACATTCACAAGCTCTTGAAGACGGTTAGACGGAACCTCTGACACCTCTTCGTCATCATTCTTAATGAACCCGCAACAAATTTGCTGTAGGCGCATCAATTGTGTCAAAACATTGTTTGTGGATGCCAATGAGCCATCTTCTAACTGAGCGAGAGCAAGCTTACTCATCTGTGTGTACAAAGACTTTTGCTCTTTGGTAAGCTCTACGTCACGGCGTATGTAAACCTTTTCCGGAAGGTCAAGGCAGTCACGCTTTAACACCCGCTTGCTGAAATCATCTAGCTTGCCGTTCAATTCATCTAAACGCTGGAACCCGACAATCTGTTGGAAAGACCTGTGCCCCATGCTTCGCTTCTGCACCACGGCGTAACGCCCTTGGAAAGCGTAATAACTATCATATCCCAATAACCGCGAATCAAGGAACTCGCACTGGGAAAACAAATCCATAGGTGATTTGGTGACGGGGGAGCCTGTCAAGAGCCGTTTGTAGGCAAAGTGCTCCCCCGCCGCAATAACGGCCTTAGTTCGATTCGCTTTACGGTTCTTGATGGTTGTAGATTCATCCACAATCATCATACCCCTTCTACCGTAACGCTTTGCGAACCAGAGGGCCGTTTCTGCCCCTTTGTTTGTGGAAAAAGCTTCGATGTTCATTACAAAGATACGTAAACGTTTTGTTTCACACATCTCCATAAACGCCTGCTTAAATTTCTGAGTAACATTTGCCTGCCATGATAAGATGTCATGCTTGATTCGTTCGGGCAAATGCGTAGGAATTTCTTTCTGCGTCCAGTTATGGTAAACGCCTTTTGGGGCTACAACTAAAACCGTATCAATCTTACCCTCTTCATAAAGAGCGGCGAATGTATCGACGGCAATTTTTGATTTGCCTGTCCCCATTTCCATAAATAAAGCATACAAACGTTTGTCCCAAGAATCATAGAACACTTCAAGCTGATGCTTGTAAGGCTTTGTTTTAAAATCGAAAATCATTTTAGTTACCTCCAAATAAAAAACTCTTGACTATACGAATGTATATCACTATATAAGATATATCAAGTGTTTAAATAAACACTCAACGACGATGGAGAAATAGATGACCGATTTATCATCACTTATTGAAGCGGACACCAAGTCCAAAGAAGCTTCACCACTGGGACAGTTCGATAGCACAAATTTAAAAGGTGTAGCCAAACTCGCCCAAGATATTGCTACTCAAGAAGCTGAAGTGGCTAAACTCGAAGAAACCCTCAAAAATGCTAAGAAACAACTTTATCGTCTTACTGACGAAGAGTTGCCGTCTATGCTTGCAGAAATGGGCGTAGCGTCCTTTAAACTCGAAGACGGTTCTACCGTTGAGATAAAGAAGACGTATGGTGCGTCAATTCCGGTTGCAAGTAGAGAGGAGGCTTTCTCATGGTTGAGAGGAAACGGTTACGGGGATATGGTCAAAAACATAGTGTCAGTGAACTTTGGAATGGGCGAAGACGAGAAAGCGTCAGAGTTCAAATCAATGGCACAGTCGCAAGGCTTGTCTCCAGATCAGGCAGAAAGCGTCCATCCCTCAACACTAAGAGCGTGGGTAAAAGAACAGGTAGAAGACGGCAAGCCGTTTCCTATGGAACTTTTCGGCGCTTACATAGGCCAACGTGCAGTTATAAAAGGAGCGAAATAATGGCTGAAGCAAAAAAAGAAGTAGCGGTTAAGGAGAACACCGCGGTGGCGGCGTTTGACGCAACAATGTTTGAAGCTGATGCAAGTCAGGGGCTAGGTAACGTATCAAACGAAGATATGGCGCTACCGTTCCTGAAAATTGTATCAGGGCTTGACCCCATTCTTGATGAGCGTGAAGACGTTCGTAAGGGGGACATTTTGAATACAGTAACTGGTGAGGTGTTCAAGGGCAAAGACGGTATCAAAGTCATTCCTTGTGCTTACCAGCGTAAGTTTATCCAGTGGTCCCCAAGAGGAACTGGCACTGGGGCGCCTGCGGCTATTTACGAGCCGACAGACGACATGCCAAAGACACAGCGTGACCCTAACGACAATAAAGAGTATCTCGCGGATGGTTCGGGTGATTACATCGAGCAGACCGCACAGTGGTACGTGAAGGTGGTTGATGATAATGGTGGCACCACGAATGCCTTGATTGCCATGAAATCAACACAATTAAAAAAATCCCGTAAATGGATGAGCATGATCTTGTCACGCGAAATGCAAGGTGCTAATGGTCCTTTTACTCCGCCTATGTTTAGCCACATTTATAATCTGAAAACAGTTTCAGAAGAAAACAGTAAAGGTAGCTGGCACGGTTGGGAGATGAGTTTAAACGGTCCAATATCTGATGCAGGGCAGTATAATTCTGCCAAAACCTTCAACGCTTCTATTGAGAAGGGTGAGGTAAATGTAAAGCATCAACAGGAAGGCTCTGATACAGCGCCTGACGACGAAATACCGTTTTAACAGTTAGGGGTAAGGGTTTGAAGGTTTGGTAGCCGCCGTAGGTTTAAAACCCCCAACGATCGTTGGGCGCGGGTCTCTAACCATCTTACGATCGTTTGATGAATTTACAGTTTACAGAGAATAGCCCGCATTTTTAGGCTGAACTTTATAGGCAGTCCATCGTTCATCCCTTACCTCTATCCTTTAAGGAACCAACATGTCCTCAGAGAAGTTTTCAGAAATTTTCTCTGGGCTTGAAGAGGCTTACGGCACTTACGAGATCCAGAGACAACAGGCCAACGGAAAGCAGGCGGGCCAAGCCAGTGTCCTACGTTCACCACGCACCAAAGAGACGTGGGAGGGGCATCTTTCCGGAACAGGCCCTGCAATAGGAATCATTCCCATTAATGCGGACAATATGTGCAAGTGGGGGTGCATAGACATTGACCAGTATACTGGTTTCAATCATAAGGAACTGATAGACAAGATTGCAGAGATGAAACTGCCTTTGGTTGTCTGTCGTTCTAAATCAGGAGGGGCTCACGTTTTTCTGTTTATCAAGGATTGGATAAGCGCAAAAACTTTGCAAGATACGCTGTCATCTATCTCAGCGGCGCTGGGTTATAGCGGGTGTGAAATCTTCCCTAAACAGATAAAGCTTCACTTAGAGCGTGGTGACGTAGGTAATTTTTTAAACCTGCCGTACTACAATCATGAGGAAAGCCTGCGCTACGCTTTCAACCCTGACGGCTCCGCCGCCAGCTTGGAAGAGTTTATCAAAATTTATGAAGAGAATGTGCAGACCGTTGAGCAGATAGAAGCCCTCACGGTAGAGAAGAGTGATAAGACGCCTATTAAAGATGGACCACCGTGCCTACAGCACTTGTGTTCACAGGGCTTTCCTGAAGGTACGCGGAACAACGGGCTATTTAATATAGGTGTGTATTTACGCAAAGCTTTCCCAGACACGTGGGAAAACGAGCTCATGCAGTATAACATGGAATACTTCCAGCCGCCTTTGCCGCTCGCAGAGGTTAATGTGTTGGTTAAACAGCTTAACCGTAAAGACTATGCCTACAAGTGTAGTGACGCACCTATCAATGACCATTGCGACAAAGAGAAGTGTTTGACACGCCGCTTCGGTGTGGGAAATGTTGGGCAGGCGGCTACGATAGCTAATCTTCGTAAGTACAATTCCAAACCACCTATCTGGTTTATGGATGTAAACGGTGAGCCGCTAGAGTTATCTACCGAAGGGCTACAAAGCCAATCCTTCTTCCAGAAAGCCTGCATAGAACAGCTTAATGCCATGCCGCCCACTGTCAGCAAGCCCGTGTGGGAAAACCGCGTTGCGGCGCTCCTGCGGGATATGACAGAGACAGAAGGCGGCGTGATGGAAGCCAGTGAAGATTCCTCTGTGGATGGTGCGTTCTATGATTATCTAGAAGACTTCTGCCGTAATATGCAGACAGCTTCAGATAAGGAAGAGATATTGCTACGCCGTCCGTGGACTGACGAAGATTCTGGCAAAACGTTTTTCAGGTTGCGTGACTTTGAAAGCTTCCTCAAACGCCAGAGGTTCTTTGAGTTTAAGACGCACATGATTTCTCAGCGCCTGCGGGACATAAATGGTGAGTCAAGCACCCTACGTATTAAAGGCAGAGTCGTGAGAGTGTGGAGCATACCTGCATTTGAAATACCTGACAGCGATTTGTCAGTGCCAGACTTTGGCCCTAACGACGAGGACATTCCGTTTTAATGTTTGTGATATATGGGCCTCCGGGTACAGGGAAGACAACCACCCTACTTAATATGGTGGAGAAAGCGATTGGCGAGGGTGTTGCACCTTCCAATATCGCCTTCCTTGCCTTTACCCGTAAAGCCGCAACAGAAGCTAAAGAACGTGCCGCCCGCAGGTTTAATCTAGACTATGACCAAGACCTTAACTTTTTTAGAACGTTACATAGCTTCTGCTTCAACCTGTCAGATATAAATAAAGAACAGCTATTAGGCTCTGACCATCTGCATGAACTAAGTATGCAGATAGGCTTCAACCTCACCGCAAAAGCCTCTGATGAAGATGACGACATAGGCTCCAACGCCCGCGATAATCCGCTCATGCAACTCATTCAATTATCACGGCTAAAGAAAGAACCCATAGAGGTTACCTATAAAGAGAGCGGTATCGACGAACCGCTGACCACGGTCAAATACGTAGATGAGGCATACCGTAAATACAAAAAGGCACACAAGCTTTTTGATTACACAGACATTCTAGAATGGTTTTCGGAGAACGGCGGGCGGGTATGCCCGCAATTTTCATTGGTGTTCTTAGATGAGGCACAAGATTTGTCGCCCCTGCAATGGGAAATAGCACACATTCTGGATGATAATTCCAAGCGCATGTATGCCGCAGGAGATGATGACCAAGCTATCTACCGCTGGGCAGGCGCTGACGTAGAACATTTCTTAGGTGTAGAAGAGGGATCAGAAGTCCTGCAACAATCCTACCGTGTCCCACGCAAGGTGCATGAAATAGCCAAGCGGGTATCTTCTAGAATACAGACACGGCGCCCTAAAGAATATAACCCCAAGCCAGAAGCAGGCAACGTACAGCACATATTTGAGCCAGACATGAATAAGTTCGCTGAAGATGACTGGTTAGTCATGGCTCAGTGTAACTACATGCTTAATGGCATATGTGAAGAGCTACGCCGCTTTGGCTACTATTTCGATAACCGTGGAAACCGTAGCATCAGCGACAAACTAGCGTCCGCTCTGATGGCGTGGAAAGCTCTGGTAGATGGCGCACAGATTGACGCAGGCGCGGCTAAAAACCTGTACTACTACATGAAGTCAGGCACTCGCGTAAAACGTGGCTTTAAAAATTTATCTGGGTTGCTGGCGGATGACTTACTTAGTTTAGACATATTGCAAAGTAACTTTGGCCTGCTTGCCACTAAAGATATGTCGTGGGATGAGGCTATGGATAAAATCCCTGAAGAAATGAAAAGCTATGTGTCAGCCATTCTTCGTAGAGGAGAAGACTTGAACCACGAACCACGGATCAAGGTATCTACAATACACGGCACAAAGGGCGGCGAGGCTACAAACGTGGTTTTGTACACGGACATTTCGTATGCCTCTGACCAAGCTGTGTCATCGAACACACTAGAAGGGCAAAGGATGCTGGATGACTTGCACCGCCTGTTCTACGTAGCTGTCACACGCTCAAAGCAAAACCTTTACATTGTATCCCCTTTAGATGGACTTAGGAGTTATCAATTATGAGTGATATGGTAAACCACCCAAAGCACTACACCACTGGTAAAGTAGAGTGTTTAGATGCTATAGAATCAGCGCTAGGGGACGGGTACAAATACTACCTCCAAGGTGTGATTATTAAATACATGTGGCGATATGAACATAAGGGCAAGGCGGCAGAAGACCTTGCCAAGGCACAGTTTTACTTGAACAGGCTTCAATTTATCACGGGAGAACCAGATGCAACCTAGACAGCTTCAGCTTCTAGCTACAAATTTAAAAGCCGAATGGGTTCCGCCTACAGAGCTCCCAGATATTACAGACCGCTCAGAAATAGCGATTGACCTTGAAACCTGTGACCCTAACATAAAAACATTAGGGCCGGGCTGGCCTCGCAATGACGGCTTTGTAGTTGGCTATGCTGTCGCGGTGGATGGTTGGAAGGGCTATCTGCCCGTGGCACATGAGGGCGGCGGCAATTTGGACAAGCGTATTGTCCATAACTGGCTGAAAAAAGTTCTAGCCTGCCCCGCAGATAAAATCATGCACAACGCACAGTATGATCTTGGCTGGTTAAAAGCTGAAGGCTTTGAGGTAAATGGCAACATAATAGATACGATGGTCGTTGCCGCATTGCTGGATGAGAATAGATTTAGCTTTAGCCTTAACGCCTGCGGGTATGATTATCTCAGCAAAACAAAGTCAGAGAAAGGTCTTGTCGAAGCGGCAAAGGAATTTGGCTTTGACCCTAAAGGTGAGATGTGGCGCCTGCC